ATGACGAATCCAAATACTTTGACTAAATGAAACAAATCGTGTACTTACATGGGCTAAATTGTAGTCCAACAATCTTCTCTCATCTTCATCATCAACTCCCAGAACACGAACCAATCTTTATTGAATATGATAGCTTTCAATCTGTAGAAGACTCTTATCAGTCTGTTCTATCTCAGATTAAGCAGAAGAAAATTTCAGTGATTGGGCATTCTTTGGGCGGTGTAATAGGAATGCTTATTGCATCTAGAGACAATGGGATTACAGTAGAGAAGCTTGCTACTATTTCATCTCCATTTGGCGGAAGTAAAGCCGCCTTGGGAGCTAGAATACTCTTCCCTAGATTCAAAGTCTTCAAGGATATAGACCCAAAGTCTGAAATCATAAATGAAGTATCTAAAGCTAAAATATCCCATCACTTGTCGATTATTAGTACTGGCGGTAGTCTTCCTATTATGTTTGATGACAATGATAGTGTGGTGAGTGTTACATCTCAAAGAGCATCTCAAACAAAAATGAAAGTAGAAGTTGAGTCAAACCACTTCGAAGCAGTGCAAAACACTGAAACTATTTCAGAAATAGACAATTTCCTATTCCGGACCGTATAAATAAACTACAGGTTTATTAAAACGTTACACGTGTCCCTGTAATATAATAGGAGATACCATGGCTGGAAATGAGCTCATCAAACGAGCGTACACAGAATCGGAATATACACCCGAGCTTATTCAAGAGCTCGTGAAGTGTCAGAAAGATCCTGTCTACTTCATTCGCAAATACATTTGGCTTCAGCACCCTACACGCGGTAAAATCCTATTTGATCTCTATCCTTATCAAGAGGAACTAATTAGAGCGTGTGAAGATAGCACCCGTGTTATCGCTCTTATCTCCCGTCAGATGGGTAAAACCCAAACGATTGCTATGTACATTCTATGGCATGCAATGTTCAATAGAGACCAGACTGACGTCATCGCTTCTAAGAACAATAGTCACGCTATGGAAATTATGGATCGTATCCGATTTGCATACGAAGAACTTCCACACTGGCTAAAAGCAGGGTGTAAGTATTACAATAAGCACAACATTGAATTCGATAATGGTTCTCGCATTAAGTCTGAAGCAACTACTGAAAAGACTGGTCGAGGATTGTCAATCTCCAAACTGTATCTTGATGAGTTAGCGTTCATCTCGCCACGTGTTCAAACAGAAATGTGGCGCTCCTTATCTCCTACACTATCAACAGGTGGTTCTGCTATCATTTCATCTACACCTAATGGTGATACTGATTTGTTTGCTACGTTATGGAGAGGTGCAAACTCTGGTGAGAACAGCTTCAAGCCTGTATTCTTCCCATGGCATCTACACCCTGACCGCAAAGAAGCCTACATCAAACAGATGCAGGGCGAACTTGGGCCAATTGGTTTTAGACAAGAAGTTTTATGCGAGTTCATTTCATCAGATGCTTTACTGATGGACTCGCTCAAGCTCAGCTATATTAAGGCCACTAAACCAATTACCCAGAACATGGGCTTTAACTTCTGGAAAGAAGAACTTGGTGGTAGAGGTAAGACCTATTTGATTGGCGTTGATCCTGCTACAGGTAATGGTAAGGACTTTACTGTTATTCAGGTTGTTGAATATCCATCAATGATTCAGGTAGCTGAGTTTAGGAATAATACCGTTCACATACCACTTATCTATGCAAAACTGAAATGGTTGTTTAAGCACCTACGTCGACCTGACTCGAATCGAGGAAGGGCTGAAATTATATGGTCATTTGAACGCAATGGTGTTGGCGAGGCCCTAGTAGCAATGATTCAAAATGATGATGCTGCAGATGGTGGCATTTATTTGGATGGCGTTGAGCTTTACAATGAGAGCGCCACCAATGGAAGATTAGGCTGCTACACTACTGGTAAGTCAAAACTTCTCTCTTGTATGCAGTTAAAGAACCTAGTTGAAAAAGGTCAGGGAATAAAGATTAATTCTGAGTACTTACTCTATGAACTTCAAAACTTTATCGCTATTAATGGAACATACCAAGCTAAACTAGGTTGCACTGATGATGCAATTATGGCTATGGCTGTCGTTATGAAAGTATTAGGTCGATTAGCATCATATGATGATGCTGCTAGAAAGATAGTGTACGAATCTGTGGACCCAGACGCTGATGAACAACCTGCTGAAAATCCTGATCAATTCGGAGATGAAGCTGTACCCTTTACATTTCTATAAATATCGTATTAAAGATGCGGAGATATTATGCAACCATTTATCGTCAACTGGTCGAGTGCTACTGAATTTGCTGCTAATGAAGGAACAGTTGGCAAGACGCCAATTGTATTAGCCAATCTAGTAACAAATGCTAGTTCTACATCGCTAGTTTTAACTGGTCGTGGAACATCTGAGTATGGCGAAATTCAACAAGAAAATTTCGTTAAGCTACTTGAAAATTTTGCGTCGAAAAATATACCACCACATCCTACAGTAGGCCAAACATGGTTTTGTACAACAGATAATACTCTTTATGTCTGTGCTGAGCTATCGACTGTTCCTTCTACAATGCAGAAGTATCATACAGCAGCCCCATTAACATGGGTGAAAGCTGGTGCATCTTCCACTGTAGCAGACGTCACATCTGCAATCGGGTATCAGCCAGTTAATACTGTTACTGTTTCACCCGTAGATACATCTGGAGTACTTCATTTTACAAAAGATGCTACAGGTTCGGTTATTAATTTATCTATAACCCAGTCTACAGCATCAGCTAATGGTTATCTGTCAAGCACAGATTGGGGCATATTCAATGCTAAAGTAACCTATGTGGGGGCTACAGCTCCAATTGCATCATCTGGTGGAAAGACACCAACCATCTCTATTTCTCAATCAACCACAAGCACTGATGGATTTTTAGGTCATGCTGACTGGAATACTTTTAATGATAAGATAACATCTATAAGTTTCTTGTCACCATTAGTTTCAACTAATGGTAAAACACCAAGTGTATCAATGCCACCAGCCGCTTCAGGTGTTAACGGTTACTTAGCAGGCGGTGATTGGTCTATCTTCAATGCAAAGGTAACCTCTGTCAGTTCTACTGGGCCAATTTATTCTTCAGGTGGAAAGACACCAAATATTTCCTTGGCCCCATCAGCATCTGGCATCGACGGCTATTTAACGGGTAGCGATTGGAATACATTTAATGCGAAGGTTACATCTGTTAGTGCATCCGGCCCAGTAGTTTCATCTGGCGGAAAGACGCCTAACATATCAATGCCAGGATCAAATTCCGTAACTGACGGATATTTAAGCAGTGGTGACTGGGGTATATTCAATGCAAAGGTTACATCTGTTGGCGCTGCTGGCCCAGTAGTTTCATCTGGCGGAAAGACGCCTAGCATATCAATTCCCGCATCAAATTCCGTAACTGACGGATATTTGTCAGCAGGCGATTGGGGTACATTCAATGCGAAGGTTACATCTGTCACTGCGAGCGGTCCTCTTTCTTCTTCTGGCGGAAAGACACCTAACATATCTTTACCAGTATCAAATTCTGTAACTGACGGATATTTAAGTGCAAGTGATTGGGGAGTATTTAATAATAAACAAAATGCACTATCTTATTCTTATATACCAGTTCAGTCAGTAGGTATTACATCGCCACTATATATCAGTGGTTGGTCAACTGCTACTAATCCTTCGATAGGAATTTCGTTGGCAACTGCGTCGACTGATGGATATTTGAGTGCGAGTGACTGGGATAAGTTTAATAAGAAAATTGATGTTGCTGGTGGCACAATGACAGCACCACTTACATTGTCGGGTGATCCGACTCTTGATAATCAGGCAGCTACAAAGCATTATGTTGATACTACAGGTGTTACCTATATTACAGCTGGGGCGAATATTTCCATATCTTCGAATACTGGAAGTATTGTTATTAGCTCAACTGGCGGATCTGGTGGTTCAGCTAGCACCCTTACTGAATACAATGCAGGGTCAATAGTTTATTTTGCTATGAATGCCGCACCTACTGGGTTTTTAGCTGCCAACGGTGCACTCGTATCTCGTGTAGCATATCCTGATCTTTTTGCAGCTATTGGCACAACATATGGTGCTGGCGATGGCTCAACAACATTCAAATTACCAGAACTTCGTGGTGAATTTATAAGAGGTTGGGATGCTGGTAGAGGCATTGACGTTAATCGTATATTTGGCAGTTGGCAAGCTGACGATATGAAGAGTCACACACACAGTCTTGCAGTCGCAAGTATACAGAGTGGAGGCACAGTTGGTGGTGTGAACAATCTGGTACAAAGCGGTGGTGGCAGCAGCTGGGTCACCGGCGCTACTGGTGCCGCAGATAATAGACCTCGTAATATTGCATTGTTAGCCTGTATTAAAGCTGTTAATACAATCACCTCGCCTGTGGGCATAACTATTGCAGATGATGCTAGTTCTGCAGCTTGGTATTACCCAACTATGTCGCTTGTTACTTCTGGCGTCATGTCAAGTGTAACAACAAGTGCGAATAAGTTTAGATTCCAACCAGCTACTGGTTCATTAATATTGCCTCAATTAATTCTAGGTGATGGATCTTATGCACGCCCATCCATAGCATTTGGTTCTGACGGGATGCAAGATACCGGTTTCTGCTGGGGCGGCGATGGATATATAAACTTTGTGACTCAAGGTGTTTATGGTGGTCAGATATCTCCGGGAGGTAACTTGCAGTTACCAGGCCAAGTTTCTGCTAACTCTTTTAACGGTCCATATGCAGCATTCACTAGCCAAATTACTGTTCCAACGCAAGCATCGGGCGATTCAAGTACCAATGCAGCTAGCACAGCATTTGTTCATAGTCTTGTTAGCTCTACTCCTACTGGAGCACCAGCAATAACAGGTACATACCAAGCGTTAGGCAACTGGACTGTTTTTAATGGTACCACCTTACCAGCAGGTGGTGTATGGGTATACCATAGTATGTCTGTGGCAGATGATGGTAATGTCGTTGACTGTAGAGGCGTTAGCGGTATAGCTGCAGGCGGTTCATATGTACAGGGTGGTAATAATGGTGGTGGCTCCGGCGGTTACTACGGATTTGCTTGGAGAATTGCATAATGTCAAAATTACAAGAACTAGGATTAACTGGTCCGTTTACCGCTAATGCGGATGGTAGTGTTAATGGTACATTTAGTAAGTATGAATGTCAATATCATATTCACGAGACTGCTACACCAGACGTTTGGCAAGCTCTTCAATCTGATATTGCAGATGGTCTTGTGACTGTCGTCGCATATGTCGACCCTATTCCAGACTTAGCCGCGATTGAAGAGGAGCGCATTACAGCATTGAAATTTGCAGCTAAGCTTGCTATAAGACAATCTGATATCACAATTATTAGATGCGCAGAATTTAGTGTTGCTATTCCGGAAGAATGGAAAGATTACAGAACAGCACTAAGAGCTATCATGGCTGGTACAGATACTACAACCTTACCCACAAAACCAGCATATCCTGCTGGCACTTAAGTTTACTTAGAAATTAATTAGTATAGAGGTATTGAACATATGTTAAGTTTTCCGACAAGCCCAACAACAGGCCAAGTGTACTCTGCGCCAAGTGGCTCCACTTACACCTGGGATGGTACTCGGTGGGTGGGCGTTGCCAATTCAACAGTGGGACCTACTGGTCCACAAGGGCCAACTGGACCTACTGGCCCACAGGGACCCGCTGGTTCAAATGGCACTAACGGCACAAATGGTACGGGAAGCGCTGTTGTTATTGAATCTGGTGTGGTAAGCTATGGTGGATATGGACAAGCTCCAAACCCAATTGACATTGCAGTGCAAACTTTAGTAGGCCGATATTCTACTATATCTAATGACTGGTCATGGTGGTCTGGTTCTTCTAGCTATGGACCATACTTAGTAGCTTTTTCACAATTCTGGCAATCTAGACCAGACAAAGGAGCTGGTTGGTCCTTTATACGGATATACTGGGATGCACGTGGCGGGTCGGTTACACCAGGTCAAATTACTTGGTATATTTACGGCGGATAAGAAATAAGGAAATTAAATATGTTTGACGAAACTTTAAATTATGCCCCAGGTGCAACAGTAATGGTAGTAGTAGACAAGACTACACGCGCAGCAGTTCGGTATATCTGGGTGGAAACAGCGTTTACTGAAGTTGCGGCCCAGCTTGACGCCACTTTATTCGAAACGTTTATATTTGAGAGAGCATCACTTCTACCAAATAAAAATATCTTAGTTAGCGCAGGTGGGGTACTTTCATTCACTGACCCCATTCCAGTATCTACTGACCCAGCTTTCGGCGCCAGCTAAGTTTACTTTCTAGTTAGTTCAGGATATAATTAACATAATAGTTAAAGGATTAGACATGTATAGGATGGCAGGATATACTTTGAGAGATGGTAATGGGGATTTTGTTCCTCAATTGTTTAAGACGCGTGCGCAGGCAGTTGAAGTACAAAGACAGAATAATTTGCCAGATTCTGCAGTGGTACAGTTATTCTCATTTGAGAAGCTTGAATATAAAGAACCAGTTGAACAGAAAGAAAATGATGGAACAGCTTGAAGGATTTATGGTATTTTGGATCGATGTTACTGATATCGGTTCACACAGTGCATTTTTCGACTATGCAGATTACGTTAACCCGATGGGCGAAGCAATGAATCTTATGGCTGAACTTCGCAAAGAACCTAAAAACCAGTTCGTCACGATGTCTTCGCAGAATCTAAACTCAGTGGGGAAGCCTGGGGTTGATTCGATTATTGATGGCAAGACTCCTGATGGATTTGCCTATGAATGGTCAAAGGCTGGTCGTGCTGGAAAGATGAAACGATCTGAAATGACTAAGGTCAATGTAATAGAGTAACAACAAAGTAACCTTAATTTGGTTACTTTGTTACTAAAATAACTGTGTACATTTGACAGGTTACAGAGTATAATACATCTATGAAAACGAAAGATGCTATGAACCTCTCTACTAACTTTATTGGCCAATGCTATTCTTCTGATGATTTCTTCTGGGATAAGATTGGTCGTTTGTTTAAATCTGATGTCTCTGATACCCCGGCAGTTCTTCGTCAATTGTATAACGATTCGATGGACCTTGGATTTGCAATGCATTCTGTAAAAACCGGTAATATCGTTTACTTCAGTCTTGCCACTGCCCAACGTGATCGTGAAGGAGATATGGAATTTTGGTCTTTCGAACCTACTCCAAACTCTGTCAAAGCTAATCCTGGTCTCGCAGATATCAAGGTTATCGTGTTCAACGACTGAAAGAAATAATGGAATACACCGTTGAAGGAAGCCCTAAGAATCGCAAGTTCGCGACTTCTTTGATGCCGTCCATTATAAAACAACTCAAACTTGAAAAGAGCAATGCTGCAGTCTGTGTGATCATTGAAGATTTTGGTGATAATGAAGGTACTGCAGTTGATTTGAATGTGCTTGGTGTCGGTGGCTTTCTAGTTCTGATAAAGCCACAGAATCTCCGAGGTAACAAGTTTATTATCGGGCACAGGGAATTGGCTATCTCTCTTTCACACGAGATGGTTCACATCAAGCAAATGGTTAAGGGACAATTAAAGAGTGGTCCCGATGGTTCTCAAACTTGGTTGGGTAAGAATTACCCGGCTAGTACTCCTTATTTGGATCGTCCTTGGGAGATAGAAGCTTTCTCCCGTCAAGAATTAATTATGCGTCGAGCTATCGAGTTGTAAATGTGGACACTTCTCTTGATCACTCTCATAAATGGCGGAGAACAAACTAGATTTGAAACTCGAGTTTATCAGACTGAAGAACAGTGTATAATTAATCAACGCAGATATGAAACACCAAATACCTACGGGTATTGCGAACTAGTAAAGAAAGATTCAGATGTGCATCACCACTTTTCTCCACGATAGCGAGTTAAATGTTCCTACCTCTAATAAGGAATTGAACAAGCTTTTGATTACCGTTAGAGAAGAAACAAAAGAGAACTGGCAGATTACCGAACGCACTTATACGGTGAGCAAAGCTTGGGGTATGCGCCACGAAGAAGTAAAGGTTTACGATCTTTACAAGTGGGTTGGCGGATGTGGCCCTTGGCAGTTGATCAACTTCTACAGTTCCAAATCTGGAACCTCGATCAACACATCAAATTCTGTTGAAGTTATTATGGCATTCCTACTTGGAATTCGTTCTGGTTTTTACGCTGAAGGAGCAAAAAATGCAAGTTGATCCACTCAAGACTCAAATCAATCTAGCTTTGAAAGCTGCAGCAGATGCTGCCCAGAAACTGATCAATGAAAATCCAGATGTCTGGTATCCCTGTGGTTTTGCATGGGTAAAGATTCGGCCAGCTCGTGGTCCAGTCGTAAAGGCTCTCAAGGAAATGGGTCTCGGTGATATCGACGGTTATGCTGGCGGATACATGGTCTACAATCCAAGTGGTAATGCTACTCAATGGATGGATGCAAAGGTTGCTGGTGCTCGCGCTTTTGCAGATGCTCTCAAAGAAATGGGAGTTAAAGCAACTGTTGAATCTCGGATTGACTAATGACTGAACAATACTTCAAGCACATGTCACCAGAAAGTTCTCGGTGGTTTGTGAGATGTTTGAATGAAGTATTGATCAATCAGTTTGCTGTTCAGCAAGGGCATTATGAATATCTGTTAGTGCAGATACCGGATGAATCAGAACACAGAGTGTGGAAATCAATTTTGCCAGTAATGGTCGCGATGATGCAAAGGAGAATGGAAGATGCTAAACCTGAATAAAACAGTGGTGGTAAAGATTGATCCTAAGTTTTCTGCTAATGATTGGCAATTGTATACTGCTTCCATGCCATGTAAACGTGCTGCAAATGCTCTCAACTCTAATCTGAAGAAGCTTGTTAATACTAAGGGAAGTACTGTTGATTCTGTGCGCTCTGGTATGTCAAGTACTATGGCAAAGTATTCTAAGTTTGGTGCATACGATTCTGAGCCGATCTGGTTTCTCGACCATATTCTTAATCAAGTTTACAAAGAATAATGCATCAATAGATTAGAAAAGGTTTCTAATCGCAAATGAATATTTTTATACCCTGGTAAATCAAGTTCAGTTTTTACAACAAATAATTTGCCATATTTTTGTTTGCCAGCAGTTATTTTTTCACTATTATGCTCAAGTAGTTTAGATGGTTTTATTTCAAAAATATGACCATCTTTACCTTCAAAATCTGGGAAATATGTGCGACCTGATGGAAGTATGACCGATTTTTCTTTTCGCTCTGCACTTTTTGGCATTTCATTATAAAGATTGTAATACCATTCTAAGAATGCTAACTCTAATAGACTTCTAAAGGGTAAATCATTCCAAGAACCGCTTCGTCCTCTGCCGGATTTCAGTGGGGAGGGTTTACCAAACATTGGATTATTACTACCAGAAGTTAGTAAAGAATGTTGCTTCTTTAGAACTTGAAGTTTTTCACTAAACTCTTCTTTAGATAAAGTATTTTCCCACTTGACTTTCCAACTTGTTCCATACATTGGATTATTTTTCCCACGTAATCTTTCCAAATCCCCAGAATGGGATTTGGTAACATAGCATGATTTACAAGGTGTTACACTTTTTATTGCATTCTGATAACATCTCTTGCTTTTATAGGTTATAATACTATTACAGTTTGGACAGTTTCGTTCCATATGCATACTCCATGATATAGGATTATTTATGAGTTTTCAGGATTTTTGGCATCAATTTTCTAAATCAGATATTGCAATATCTATGAAGAATACCTATGAGAATTCTCCTTGGCACAGAGAAAGTTCTGTATGGGAGCATACCCAAATGTGTCTAAAGTGGTATGATGATAATCTGTTTAGTTCTCGCACTGAAACGCAGCGAATGATTACGCGCATGGCAATAGGTTTTCACGACATTGGGAAGCCAATGGCTCAAGTAGTAAAGGAATCCCCCGAGAAGGGTGTCTATCGTGCTTATGCTGGCCATGAGCAACTGTCTGCTCGCATGTGGGTTGATTTTGCAATGCAGAATCCAGATGCAATGAGAGCAATCGGTTTTGATATGGGTGATATCGGCAACGTTTCGATGATGCTGGAATATCACGTGCCATGGTCGCTGAAGGATAAGACAAAGCGCGCAAACTTGAAGAAGGCTTTCATGCTGCGTATGGAATCTTCTGGACATCAGGCCTGGATTGATTTACTTTTAGCTGACCAGCACGGGCGCATTGCAGATGAGCAAGCTAAACATCTAGCAGAGGTTGATGCATGGCTTGTTGAGTGGCAGCAAGTTTAGCTTTTCTAGTTTCCCAGCCTTTAGAATAAACTGAAGGTGGGAAACTTGTGGTTCCATTTTTTCGTTTTGTTTCAACTGCTTTTGCATAAGCTTCTGGCGATCTAGTATATCCTCCATTTGATTTTATACTAGCAACTCGCTTAGCTATGGTTTCTGGAGATTGTTTTGTTATACCTTTTGCAAGGATAGTTGCTTTTCTCTTTGCTTTAGACTCTTCACTTAGTGCATAACTATTATTTGCTTTTCTAGTTGCCACTCTTTTAGCTATTGATTCAGCACTAGGCTTATTAGTTCCATTTTTCTCTTTAGTTCTAATACCTTTTTCTAAAGATTCTTTTGATTTCTTTATGCCAATAGTACCTTCACCACCATCAGTTCTATTTCGAAGTATACCGGTTCCATTATCTTTTCTGCCATAAAAAGCAATCCAATATTTTTCTAGTTCTTTTGCTTTATCAAATGTCAGATTAGATTCTAGTATAATGATTTGGGAATCATCCTTGGGTTTTAGTTCAATATTTCCATGTTTGTGAGGCGCGAATGGTCTATTCATATCACCAATGCCAATGTAGTATGGTGAGTTGTCGATTTTCCTAACGTACATGTAAAGAATTTTATTCATGTTTACTTTTCATAAGAAGCGATATACAATATTATTTATGGGTGGAGCTAGTTATCTCCGCTAATCAGTAAAGAACGGAGAATAAGATGGTGAAAAAGGTTGGAGTAATAATGGTTGGAGTATCCGGCTCTGGCAAGTCTACGTACATCGCTGGACTGGAGAAGGAATTTCCTGATGAGAAGATGGTTACTTTCTCTCTGGATAAGTGCCGCCTGGATATGTGGGTATGCGCTCACTTTGGTGGTGAAATCCCTGATGATGTTTATCGTGCTGCATTTGATTATGCTACTGCTAATCAGAAAATGTTTGATGAGTTTGTTTCCACTTCATGGGAGTGGGCTCTGAAGGCAGATGTGGTGGTTGTTGATAACACCAATCTGACCCGCAAGTCTCGTGCTCGCTGGATTCAGGATATGCGTAAGCACGGTTTCGTAATCGTTGGTTATGAAATGCTGACTCCTCTGCAAGTAGTACTGGACCGTCAGGATACTCGTGGTGATAAGGCTGTGCCTAAGTCTGTCGTTCGCGATATGTACATGCGCCAACAGTCTCTGCTGCTGGGTTCTGAAGTCGATGTCCTGCACATCGTTGATGGTGTTACTGGTAATCGCATAATGTTCTAGTTTACATCCCTCTTCGGAGGGTGTATAATAAATTCAATTCTATCGGAAGTGCAATGCTTCCGTATAATAAGAATAATGATGATAAGATAGAATTTTAGATTCTATCTCCCGTTGAAAATCTGGTTGACCCCTTATAAATAAATTTGTAGCAATTGCTACGGTTTATTTTACTTTGATTTTTAATTTTTAGGAGATTTATATGTCTGACGCAAAAAGCAAACTTGACGCACTTAAGAGTGCATTTGATAAGAAGGCTACCAACACAGGTAGCGGTGACCAATCTTGGAAGCTGAAGTATCCCTTCTGGAAAATGCCCGACGACTCTACAGCAGTTGTTCGTTTCCTCCCCGACCTTGACGACGAAAATAACCTTGGTTTCCTTGTTGAAAATCTTCAACATGAGTTGATTGTTAATGGACAGAAAAAGACTGTTCCTTGCCTTTCTATGCATGGCGAAGACTGCCCAATCTGCCAACTCTCACGTAAGTACTACGATGAGAAGAACGACGAAATGGGTAAGAAGTACTACCGCAAGAAGTCTTACCTTGGACAGGTAATTGTTATCGAGTCCCCAATTGAACATGACCAATCTCAACTTGTCAAGTTGATTGAGTTTGGACCGGCAGTGTTCAAGCAAATTCAGGCTGCATTCCAGTCTGGAGACTTGGAAGTTCCTCCTTACGAGCTTAAGGGTGGATATAATTTCCGTATCAAGAAGACCAAGAATGGTCAGTACGCTTCTTACACCACATCCAGCTTTGCTCCTAAGCAATCTGATTTGGAAGATGAGATTCTTGAAGCCATCAACCTTTACAACCTTGCTGACTACCGTGGTGCCAAGATGGACCGCGCTACAGTTGAAGCTCTGCTTACCGCAGACCAAACTGGTGCAGCATTCAAGGAAGGTCATCATGATGAAGATGAAGCTCCTGCCGCAAAGCCAGCTGCAAAGCCAGCTCCAGTAGCAACAAAGCCAACACCTACTCCTGAGGAAGCACCAGCTCCAGCACCAGCTAAAACTGGTTCAGTCCTTGAGCAACTCAAGGCTCGCGCTAAAGCTAAAGCAGCAGCTGAAGCTCAGTAATAATTAAAGAGGGCGGCGCGAACAGCACCGCCGGGTAAGCAGAAGAGCAGGTCTTCTGCCCCTCTTTATCATCACAGGGAAAAATATGGCTGGATTATCATTTCTAAAAGATTTCCAAAAGGCTGCTAAGAAAATCAGTACGATCTCCGTTGGGGTTCGACAGGTTAATGAGTGGCTTTCATCTGGAAATTATGCACTAAACTACTCGCTTACGGGCGACTGGAATAAATTTGTACCACTAGGTCGTTCTACATCTCTTGTAGGTCCATCTGGTTCAGGCAAATCATTCCTAGCAACCTCTGCTATTCGTGAGGCTCAGCGACTTGGCTGGCACGTATTGCTTCTTGATTCTGAAAATGCTCTTGACATTACCTTTCTTCAAAAGATCGGTGTTAAGATTGACGAAGACTCAATGACATACATCAAGGTCACTATGATCGAGGATGTGAATCAAGTTCTCTCCGAATTCTTCGGTTCATACATCAAGGCCCACGGTACCAATAACTATGATGCACCACGTGTTCTTATCGTTCTTGATTCTTTGGCGATGCTTGCATCTACTACTGAATTGGAAAACTACGAACGCGACGGAACAGTTAAGGGTGACCAAGGTCAGCTTGCTAAACGTCGTAAGGCAATGTTGAAGATGCTTCATGGCAAAATCGCAATGCTTCCAATGGCTCTTGTATTCACAGATCACGTTTATCCTCAGGACATCATGATGGGTGATGGAGCATGGGCAATGACCAATAGCGTGAAGTTCTTCCCATCCATTACTGCTTTGGCTACCAAGCTTAAGTTGAAGGAAGGTACTGACGTTGTTGGTATCAGAATGCGGGTTGAAACTTACAAGTCGCGCTTCGCTAAAATCGGAAGTAAGGTTGAACTAGAACTTCCATACAGCACTGGATTATCTGCATTCTCTGGTCTTCCAGAGCTTTTAGAAGATCTCGGTGTAATTACCAAATCTGATGTTCCTGGTAAAAAGCAGGGATGGATGATGTCTACTGAACCTATTGACGGTGCAGTGTATTTCTTTAAGCCTGACAAAATGACAGATGAAGATGCAGCAATGCTCTTCAAGCATCCTAAGGCACAACCAGTAATTTCAGCAACTGAGATGCCAGAGCTTCCGGATCTTGACGCTGACGAAGGAGAATAAGATGGCAAAAAATACATACGGTGAATCAATCACAATCGAAATCGTCGCTGGCGGTTTCATTCTTTCCTACCCAGTTAAGAGTGATGCTGCTTCTGATTCTTATGATAACATGCAACGTGAAGTCTTTGCTTCACCACGTAAGTTGAATAAGAAAATCCAAGAGGTCATCAAGGACATTGGATTAGTAGCAGACGAAGCGGAGTAAATAGAGGGACTTCGGTCCCTCTTCTTACATATGAATAACTACATCACATACTGCGCTCGTGCTAAATTCAATCGTCTGATTGAAAGCACGCCAGGTTGTTGCGCCATTGCTCTTAAAGCAGATAGACTTTGGGGTGGATTTGAAATAGAATTTTTGTTTACTGATGTTAGCATTAGTGATATAATGATCTCTAATTCACCAAAAGTTTTTACTGACATCCCAACACTTCAACTAATGAAGGAAGCGTCAGTAGATTTTAATTATGACTCAGGTGAATTCATAATAACAAAGGATTCAAATGTCGTTCCTGCTATTGCTTGAAGAAGATAAATTAGGTGAGGTGTTAGATAGATTGCCTGCCTATGAAAAGAAACTTCAAGATGCTGAACCTATCTTCAAACTAGAAGGTAGACGTCTTGAAGAGATTGCTCGAACACTCCCTTACTACCAGGTCTCTTATGACCAAACTTACCAAGAGTTGAAAGCTCTTGAAGAGTGGTTGAACAACATCAAAGACAAACGCACTGCTAAATTCTGGAAGAAATATCTCGAAGGTTATCAGCGCACCCTTACATCTCGCGATATTCAAGCATACATTGCTGGTGAAAAAGAAATCGTAGAGATGAATCAAATCATTATTGAAGTTACTCTTATGAAGAGTAATGCTCTGTCTGTCGTAGAGGCTGTAAAGAATCTAGGATGGATGTTAGGACACATAACTAAACTGAGAGTTGCAGAAATGCAAGATGCTGTACTATGAATATTCCAGGAATCACAGGCACATTTAAAACAGATGAAGCAATGCTTAGTAAGATTGCGGGGCTTGAAGATAAAGAACTTCCATCTCCTAAGTATGCTTACATTACATCAGCACCGGCTTATGTTACGCCAACTATAATTCTTAACTGCCATGCTAGCCAGCGACGCTTTAAGTTTAATCCTCAAGAAGATATTTCTACATTTGAACTTGCTTGGATAACTCAGATGTTGGTTGTTATTTCTGCCTCGCATGGGGCTATAAATGTTGATGTAGATTCCTACATCACAGAACATAAAATAGAACGACACTTCGAAATCATATGAAATGTTTCATCACGGTTCGTGACGAAGTATGGTGTTTCATCACTGGAATTACACCTACCCACACCGAAAGTTTAAGTAAAGCCTTCGCGGTTCACCCTGAAGGTTATTTCTTTATGCCAGCATACAAACTAGGCAGATGGGACGGTTTCATTCGATTCTTTGAGAAGACAGGCAAGACTTATGTTCGTCTTCTAGATAAGATTGTTCCCTATTTAGAGCAGTGGGGCTATGAAATTGAACTTGTAGACAATCGAAAGTACTTCGAACCTCCCACAGTTGGTGGTAAACTTCTAACTATAGATCCAGTTGGCATTGCGTTAACTGCTTCTGACACTAACATCATGGGTGATGATATTGTAGTTGGTGGTAAGGTATTCAACCTTCGCCCATATCAATTACAATGTGTAAAGATTGCTGTCGAACATGGTAGTGGTTTCATTATCGCTGGTACTGGTGCTGGTAAAACATCCATCACTGGTGCACTATCCTATTACTATGCCAACGCTGGCTATAAAGTAATCACAATCGTTCCCTCTGGCGATCTTGTAGATCAAACAGCAGAGTGGTATGAACTTCTAGGTCTCGATGTAGGTACTTATTCTGGTACTGAGAAGGACCTTGATCACATGCACATCGTTGCAACATGGCAAGCGGTACAGTATAATCCTACAATCATGCAAGACTTCCAGTGCTTGATCTGGGATGAAGCACATGGTATTAAAGCAACCGTTGCTCAAAAACTAATCAATGATAATGGCAAGCACATTGCATTCCGCTTTGGTGTTACAGGAACCTTCCCTAAACCAGAAGCAGAGCAGATGTCTTTGCTATCTTCTATTGGCCCTATCCTCAAAGAGATTCCTGCAGCATGGTTAATTGATCATGGCTATCTTGCTAAGGTTCAGATTCAGCCTGTTGAGTTGAATGAGACTTACATTGATGAAGACTTTCCTGATTACACTGCAGAGAAATCCTTCTTATCGAAGAGCACTAATCGAATGGAGATTATTGCAGACCTTATCATCTCTCAATGCGCTACTCATGGTAATACTCTTGTCCTTGTTAACTCGATTCCTTTTGGTGAGAAGTTAGCTAAGCTGATTAAGGGGGCGGTCTTCTTGTACGGTGAATCACCAAAGGATTTGCGTCGCGAACATTACGATATGTTTGAAGAGAATGATGATATAATAGTAATAGCCTCAGCGGGTATTGCTTCAACCGGTTTGTCTATTGACCGTATTTTCTGTATGATGTTCATTGATGCTGGTAAATCCTTTATCAAGGCTATTCAATCAGTAGGACGTGGTCTTCGTATTGGACATGATAAGGATTCCGTTATGGTGGTTGATGTTCACTCTAAATTGAATTGGGCTATGAAGCACTTCAAGGAACGAGCGAAGCATTACAAAGAAGCTGGATACCCAATAAACAAGAAACAAACTTTGAAAGTAAAAGGATAATATGCAGATACTACCAGACTACGGTCGCCCATACTTAATTGATTCATTGACTGCTCCCGTCGTTGTTAAACATAATTGGATTTTCAATGCTCCCTTAACGGATTTTTGTCTATCGCCAATTACATATTTGGAAGAAACTACTGGTGCAGTTATAAAGGTTAGAATTAATAACACTGAATTCTGGGTACCTGCTACGTGGAATATTCTTGTCACTGAACGAGAAACATATCAACTTGATACTGTTGGATTTCAATCTTGCGCGTCAACTAAGCATTTAGCATTTAGTTTTTCTCCAGATGAAATGAAACTTCGCACTCTCGATATCATGGTTATTGATTATGCTGATAGCATGTCATTAGTACACCCAATGATTACTAAAGGTACTGCTCTTGTTCATCCAGTTGGCCCAGCACCAACTATTAACAATGGCAAGCCACTCCAGCTCGCAGTGGTGATCGGTCCTCACGATCTGTATAAACATTTAAGCGGTAAGGTGATTGGCGACATTTTTAGCTGGTAACCTGCCTATAAAATTATTCCGGTCAGTGCATAAATATTCTATCTTACGATAGGAGTATTTATGACTGACTTTACAGATGCTTATTTGAATGCATTTAATCATGCAATGAAATATGAGGTAGGTGTATTTTGGGATCCAAAAGACCCTGAAGTTATTGCGGGTCTTATTGAAACAAAAGATCAGCGCCGTAAAGTTGGCTATGTAAATATTCCTGAAGATACGGGTGGTGAAACAAAATACGGTGTAGCAAAGAATGCTAACCTTGATTTGAATATCACCACGCTCAATTTAGACGGTGCAATGAATGCATATTTTGCGAGGTATTGGAATGCTGGAAAAAGCGATGAGCTTCCTGGTGCTGTTGCTATTATCCACTTTGATGGATGCGTTAACCACGGCGTCGGTAGGGCTTGTAAATTTCTTCAAATAGCAGCGGGAGTAACTCCTGATGGTGCGATTGGCCCAGCAACATTAGCAGCGGTTAATAGCAAAACACAAGAAGAAATTATTAATTCAATAGCAGATCAAAGAGAAGCATTTTACAATGGTATTGTAGCAGCAAAACCAAATCAAGTAAAATTCCTAAAAGGCTGGATGGCTCGTATTATCGACATCAGAGCATTTGCACTTTCCAAAGTTTAATAAAATTTAACGCCATCTTCTGATTGCATTGTATCTTAGATTAATTCTATGATACAATTGCCATTAGAAGATAATAGTTTTCGGAGAAAAATAAAATATGTCAACAGAGATTCATGTCGTTAAGCGGAGTGGTAAAAGAGTTCCGCTGAATATTGAAAAATGGCAGGCTCAAATCCAAAAGGTATGTGAAGGTGTAGATGGCGTATCTCCTTCAATGATTGAAATAGCAGCTCAAGCCCACTTCTACGATGGAATGGAAACAAGAGAATTAGATCGCATGGCTCTTCGAGCTATGATTGATTTGATAGATGAAGAAGAACACCCAGATACAGGTAACATCAATTATCAATATGCAGCTGGAAGACAGCGCATCTCAATGCTTCGTAAAGATGTTTATGGAGATTACACCCCACCTTCCCTTTTGAGCATCGTAAAGAAGAATGTAGAAACTGGTCTCTACACTCCTGATCTTTTAACTTGGTACACTGAAGATGAGTGGAACCAAATGGAAAAATTTATTGACCATGACAAGGATGAAACATTACCATATGCCGCAGTTGACCAACTCATTGAAAAATATCTCGTACAAAATCGATCCAAATCAAACTCAGTCGTGGAGACCCCTCAAGTCCGATACATCGTCGCTGCTGCAACAGCTTTCCATGCTGAAACAAAAGACCGCATGCGATGGATCAAAGACTTCTACAACTTCAGTTCGGATGGTTTGTTCACCTTGGCTACACCAGTTCTTGCAGGACTCGGAACAAAAACAAAACAGTTCAGCTCGTGTGTTCTCATCAAGTCTGATGACACCCTCAAATCAATCTTTGCTAGCGGACAAGTCATGGCAGACTATGCCGCCAAAAGGGCAGGAATTGGTTTGGATGTCGGTCGCCTCCGCCCGCTTGGGGCTCCTATACGGGGCGGAGAGGTCAAACATACTGGGTATATACCTTTCCTTAAAAAATGGTTTGGCGATCTCCGCTCGTGCAGCCAAGGAGGCATCCGCAATGCCTCAGCAACAATAAACTTTCCAATCTGGCATTACCAGTTTGATGACCTTATCGTTCTAAAGAACAATCAAGGCACTGATGAGACGCGCGTCCGTCATATGGACTATTGCGTTGTAATGAACAAAATGTTCTGGAAGCGTTTCAAGAATCAAGGAATGATTACCTTCTTTGATCCTAACGAAGTGCCAGACTTGTATGAAGCATTCTATTCTGACTCTGTAAAGTTTGAAGAGCTCTATGAAATTTATGAAGCTCGCACTGATCTTCGCAAGAAGGTAGAGCCAGCAGAAGTTGTTATTAAGGATTGGTTGATCAAGGAACGCGGTGATACGGGTCGTTACTACATTCTGAATATTGACAATGTTGCTAATCAAGGTCCTCTAGACCCGCATGTTCATCCAATCTATCAGACTAACTTGTGTACTGAAGTCATGCAGCACACTCGTACATTCCAAACGATTGACGATCCAGATGGTCGCATTGCACTTTGTACATTAGGCTCGATGAATTGGGGTTGCTTTCGTAATCCAGAAGATATGAAGCGTCCATCAGTTGTATTGCACCGCGCTCTTCATAACCTTCTTCAGTACCAAGACTTCCTTTCAGTTCATTCGGAATTACACAACAAGGAATTTGAGCCACTTGGTATCGGTATTACAAATCTTGCTTACTGGCAAGCTAAGCGTAAGCTAAAGTATGGCGAGCCAGAACAGCTTGCAGAAGTAAAACGTTGGATGGAACATCAAGCATTCTATCTTACTCAAGCAAGTGTAAAGCTTGCAAAAGAAAAGGGACCATGTTTGATGTCAAGTCAGACCCGTTACGGTCAAGGTATCTTCCCATGGGAACTTCGTGCTGAAGGTGTTAATGAACTAACTGACTTTACTCCTTCTGAAGATTTAGGCTGGGAAGAACTAAGAACTGAAATGAAGACCTACGGTGTTCGCAATGCTACTATCATGGCTATTGCTCCAGTAGAATCTTCTTCTGTTGTTATCAACTCAACAAATGGTTTCAATCTTGTTAAGCAATTGATCATCATTAAGGAATCTAAAGCTGGTGCATTCGCTCAAGTAGTTCCAGAGTACCGTAGATTGAAGAACAACTATCAATTGCTTTGGGATCAAAAGGATTGCATCGAATACATCAAGACTGCTGCAGTTCTGCAAGTCTATGTTGATCAAGGTATTTCTACTGACACATTCTACTCAGGGAAATATTTCCCTGAAGGAAAGATTCCTGCTACATTGATTGCTAAGAACCTAATGCTTGCACACAAGTGGGGTATCAAGAGCTTCTACTATGACCTTCGCGATAAGCAAGGTTCAAAAGACATGCTTCAAGAAAGTTTTGTTCCAGTTGTAGCTGAACCCGAAGTTGAAGAATTTTGCGAAAGCTGCGTACTTTAAAAGAGAAAAATATGATTAGAGATTTTAGTATTGTTCCAAATTATTCCAAGCGCCAGATGTTCTTGGATAAAGCTGGCCCTGTAACCACCCAGCGTTTTGATGACTACGCATATCCAAAGATTGCAAAGTTTGATGAGACACAGCGTGGTGCATTCTGGGTACCAGAAGAAATCACTCTCACTAAAGATAAGATTGACTTCAAGGAAGCAAGTAGAGCAGTTCGCCACATCTTTACTTCTAACTTGCTACGTCAGACCACTCTTGATTCTATTCAAGGCCGTGCACCTGCTCAAATCTTTACACCTGTTATTTCAATTCCCGAACTTGAGTCCATGACATTGACTTGGACCTGGTTTGAATTAATTCACTCTCGTGCTTACTCGCATGTCATCCGAAACATCTACAATGTTCCTAAGGATGAGTTCAACAAGATTCATGACAATGCTGAAATCGTTGCTATGACTTCCTCTATTGGAAAGTATTACGATGATCTTCACCTTCTTAATTGCAAGAAGGAAGTCGGGATGGAAGTATCTGAACATGATCACGTCAAAGCAGTTTATCTTGCAATGATTGCATCTTACGGCCTTGAAGCTATCCGCTTTACAGTCTCATTTGTTACTAGCTTAGGTATGGTCGAGAACAAAATCTTCATTGGCAATGGAAATGAGATCGCTCTTATCCTTTCTGATGAAATGCTACACGTGGACTGGACATCTTACATTATAAATACTATCGTGAAAGATGATCCTCGCTTCACTCAGGTAGCAGCTGAGTGCAAGAAGGAAGCATATGACATGCTTATGGCAGTTATTGCTGAAGAGAAGTCTTGGGCTAAGTATCTCTTCAAAGAAGGTTCAGTTATCGGTATGAATGAACGTACTATGGTTGGTCAAGTAGATTGGACGGCGCAGTATCGTTTGAAAGATATTGGAATCAAGTATGATGCTGGTGTTAAGGCAACACCCACACCTTGGTTCAACAAGCATCTTAACACAAATAAGAAACAAACAGCTCTTCAAGAAAATGAGAGCGTGGCTTATATTATTGGTTCAATGACCAATAGTATAAATTATGATGAACTTCCAAATTTGTAAAGGAAAATTATTATGGCAACAAACGAAAACATCCAGTCAGCTATTAATGAAGCTGTAGTAGGTCAACTAGTAGGCAATAAAAAATGGTATGAGTCTAAAACATTTTGGGCTAATATTGTGGCTGGTTTGACCATGATTGGTCAAATTAAATATGGTTTTGTAATTCCAGCGGAATACCAAATGCTTTTGATGTCATTCATCAACATTGGTTTACGCAAGATTACTAAGGATGCAATCATCTGGTAAATAGAAGGGCTTCGGCCCTTCTTTCATAAGAAAGAATATGGACTACTACACGATTTACTCCAAACCAAATTGTACATATTGTGAGCAAGCAAAAAAGCTTCTCACATCTAAAGGCTTAACTTACGAAGAACTTATCATTGATGTCGGCCAGATTAAAGATGATGATCGCAAATATGTATCAGTTCAGCAACTAAAAGACAGAGTTCCATCTGCTCAAACAGTTCCACAAATATTCAAAGGTTCTGAGCATTTGGGCGGCTTTGAAGCTCTAAAGAAATCTTTAGGATAATGATCTCCAAATAAATATTCTATCAAATATTAGAGGACTATGACTCCCTTAAGTCAATCAAAAAGGGGACATCATGACAGAATTAAATATGATAGAATTATTTGGATACCATATCAATCTTTTCGCAGTTTCAATTTTCGCATTCTTTGCGATTTTCGGTATTGCACTATACAGAGCTCAGACGTCTAATAGATTAGATTGGACTGACATGCTTACTAGAGATGGTAGCAAAGTTTCAACAACTAAACTACTTCAGCTTATCGGCGGGTTTGTTGCTACATGGGTTATCGTCAAGCTAACCCTTACTAAAGAGCTAAACATGGATATGTTTGTAACTTATCTCATGTACATCGCAGGTTCAGACGGATATGCGAAGTACATCATGGCTAAGTATGGTCAGGCAGCTTCAGATGATTCACATGTAAGCCCAGCATTACCTTCAGGTTCAGCTAAAGCAGAATAAGATAAATGAAAATAAATGAAATAATGAATTCTACTGCTATTTTGAAATGGCAGACTAATGGGCGATTTTTATTAGCCGCATTTGAAGAAGACAATAAGACATTTATTATTCAATTGGAAAGACGTCAGTTAGTGCAAATTCCTGAATTAAAGAAATTGAGAACAGCTGAAGGTTCATTTTATCAGGACAATATTAAAGATATTGATAAGGCGTTTGGCACAACAAAAAATGCTTCTAAGATTCCAGTTGCTGTATATGGAAAAGTTTCTAATGGATTTATAGAAAAACTTCCCGAGTTTGATGCACTATATTTTATAGCAGCGAAAAAACACTCAGAAGATGAAAGTGATTATGCAAGTAAGAAGCGCATTTATGCATTTATAGCTGATAAAATTGTAAAGAGCACTTCGAAATTATTTTACTATGAAGCCGAAAATAATTATGAAGCTGAGTTTCTAATTTCAAAAGTGCAGCTATCGGAAGAAACGAAAAAATCTTTAGGATTCAAAAATCCATTGTCTGAAGCAATAGTTAATTTGAATTTTGGCGCAGGATTTTATTAAACAGGTTAGAGATTACGAAGCCTTTCTAAGTTAGTATAATTGACATACTAACTAGAAAGGTTTTTGCATGTCGGGAAAAAAAGGAACTTACGTAGGTCTGCGAGTGCTTGCTCCAGCCAATGAACTTCTATACAAACACTGTAAAGATGCTGGGGTACCAGTACGAACTTCTATGTTCGAAAATCGATTGCATACGACCGTAATTTACAGCAGAACAAAGTGCGATGTTCTAAATCTTGACCCAGATTACAAATACATTGCTCGATTTGCAGGGTATGAAATCTTTAGCGGTCAGAAGGGCGAAAAAGTTTTAGTGATGAAGCTTGAGGCTCCTGGAGTATCTGCTCTTCACAACCAGATTATGCTTGAGAATCCAGATGCGACGTACGACTACGCTGTATTTAGACCACACATCACGCTCAGTTACAACTACACTGACAACAACACAATGGGTATTCCAATCTTCCCGCATGACATTATACTGGGATTGGCATATGCAGAAGATTTAGATTTGGAATGGGGTAGATAATGGAAGAAACAAAGACAATGGATCCGATGGGTGATCGCCTTAAGGCAGCTGAACGAGTAGAAGCTGGAAGACGTTGCGACCCAAACAAGCCGCTAATGGCTCGTCTTGATGGCAAAGCATTTCACACCTTTACTAAGGGGCTGGCTCGTCCTTACGATGTTCGCCTTAGCACTCTGATGGTTGACACTGCTCGCTATCTTGTTGAACATACTCATGCAAAGCTTGGCTACACTCAGTCGGATGAGATCACTCTCTACTGGATGAACAAGCAGCCGCTTGAAGAATCGTCGTACATGTTTGATGGTAAGTTTCAGAAGCTAACTTCTGTTCTTGCTGGAATGGCTAGCGCATTCTTCACTAAGGAACTTGAAGCTCGTCTCCCCGAAAAAGCACATCTACTTGGTATCTTTGATTGCCGAGTTTGGAATGTAGAAAGCTTTGATGAAGTTAAGGATAACTTCATCTGGCGTCAGGACGATGCTGTTAAGAATAGTATCTCCATGGCAGCACAGGCTCTATTCTCGCACAAGGTTCTTCATGGAGTCGGTAGCGAAGCTAAGAAGAAAATGCTTCGTGAAGCTGGTAAGCCATGGGAAGATGAACCAGAATTCTTTAAGTGGGGTTCGTATGTTTCGAGAGTCAACTTCGAAGCTCCTCTTACTGAAGAACAGCTTGCTAAAATCCCAGAAAAGTTTAGACCTACTGGGCTTGTAACACGTAGTGAAGTTCAAGTGCGCGATTTTGGTTATGTCCGCAACAACCCTGAGGTAATTAGCTAGCCTCAGTTTACTTTAGTCATTAAATTGACTATAATACCTTCAGTGGATATAATTCTGTATCCACTGAATTAGCTTTAAGCCAGAAAACCTTAAAATGGAGTTATCTATGACACATCCACTCGGCCTGAAAATCGGTCAATCTTTCACCCTTACCCCCGCAGACTTTACTCTTAAGCTTGCACATTCGAAATCTGCAGAAGCCAAAAAAGGTTTTGCGATTGACGCACATATTAAATCACTCTTGAAAGAGAAGGGTATTAATGTACCAGCAAGTCAATATGCGCCTTATGATTTTGAATATAAGGGAACAAAATATGATATTAAATCATATGCAAAGAGTTCAATAACAATTGGACCTAAAGAATATGATCAGGGTATTAATGAAATTAATGATGGTAAAGATTTAATTTACACAGTGTTCCAACAAAATGACGGAGATGGTTTTACTTTTAAGGGATTCGTTTCCTTGAAAGCATTGATCAAATCCAATAAGATTCGTAATTCCCAATTCAACGATACTTATTATTTCAGTATTGGTTCTGCTCCGCTGATGTAACTAGTTACAGCGAAAATCACCTGGAAGAAGTACTTTTATTACCTAAATAACAGTGTACTTTTTCCAGGTTGTAGTGTATAATTACTTGTACGCTGATAAAACAACCTGGAAAAAGTCATGAAATTCGTTCCTTCTCGCTGGCAAGAACTCTCGGAACAGCAACAAGCTGTTATCCGTTGGGTCATCGAAGACAAAGGTTCTCTCGAACTGATGGCTCGGGCAGGTTGCGGAAAGACTTACACGATCATGAAGGTCGTGGATGCTATCGTTGAAGGTAAGCTTGGCGATATCGCTATCATGGCTTACAACAAGTCCATTGCTGATGAACTCAAGGCTAAGCTGGAAAAGACCGGCTACGACTGGAGAGTTGCTCAAGCTGGAACGGTTCACTCTTTCGGTTACGGTGCTTGGAGAAAAGTTGCTCCTCACGTGCAAATCGAAAACAAGAAGATGTATAACATCGTTCAAGAATGTGGCTATGATCAAGGTGGAGACATCTTCCTGTTTGCTTCTGAAGCAATTGTTAAGCTTTGCGGATATGCAAAGCAACGTGCAGTTGGTCATCTCTCCTCCATCGACGATACTTCGGTTTGGATGGATATGTTCGATCACTTCGGTCTTGAAAACGATATCACAGAAGATGTTGACGCTTACGATGTTATTAAGGCCGCACAACGCGCTTACCGTATCTCCTTGAAGCAATGCCGAGAAGTTATCGATTTTGATGACATGATTCTGGCACCACTTTACTTCAAGGCACGTTTCTGGCCCAAGGACTGGGTTGCAGTTGACGAATCGCAAGATACAAATCCTGCTCGTCGTGCTCTTGCTTTGGCTATGCTGAAGCCCCGCACCGGTCGTATGATCTTTGTTGGAGACCCTGCTCAAGCAATCTACGGTTTCACTGGTGCCGATTCTGACTCCATGAACCAATTGAAGATCGCTACCAATGCCAAGACTCTTCCTTTGAACGTTACTCGCCGTTGCCCCAAGACGGTTGTGGAACTTGCAAAGCGTTTGGTTCCTGATTTTGTTGCTCACGAATCTGCTCCTGAAGGTGTTGTTCGTGCTATCGAATACAAGGACTTGGTTGCTGAAGTTCTCACCAAGAATGATGCAATCCTTTGCCGTAACACTGCTCCTCTGGTTCAAACAGCTTACTCACTGATTGCCAAGGGTGTTGCTTGCCGAGTCGAAGGTCGCGAAATCGGTACTGGTCTTATCAAGCTGGCACGTCGTTGGAAAATCAAGACCCTCGACAAACTGCTTGTCAAGCTGGAAGATCACCAAGCTCGTCAGACCGCTCGCTTCATGAGCAAAGGTCAAGAAGAACGCATTGAAGGTTTGGTTGATCAATGTGATTGCCTCCGTGTAGTTATCAGCCGTTGCTTGCTGGCTAAGAAGACCAGCATTGATGATCTGGTTGCTGACATTGAGAACATGTTTGGTAACACCAAGGAAGGTGAAGCTCCCAAGGTTTTGACTCTCTCGACTGTTCACAAGTCTAAAGGTCGGGAATGGACACGGGTCTACGCTCTCGGTCGCGCAAAGTTCATGCCTTCTCCTTACGCTAAAAAGGAATGGCAAGCTGTCCAGGAATCTAACCTGGAATACGTGATGATTACTCGGGCGATGTCTGAGTTCATCGATGTCCCTATGTCTGAAAAGGAATAATCCTGATTGAAGTTTCAAATTAATCTGCCATAGGATATAATGATTTTATTATGGAGTCAAACATGGAATCATTCTTAGATAAAATCGGTGATGTTATTCAGGACTTAGAAGATGCTAGGAGTAAATGTTTAGCTCTTGGGTTGGATACGCTAGCCCTTAGGTTGCATGAGTCTGTAAATACTATGCTTGATCTACAGGAAGCAACCGAGAAGGTAAAGGTTCCTTCTGCTACAACGTATAATAATTCTGGCGAAATAATGGCTTTGATAGCTAAACAACTTATGGAGAGAACAAATGAGCAAAGCTAAGAACGATGATGAGAAAGATGTAAAAGATCCAATCCTCCTGGCCTGTTCAAAGCATGCAAATGAAACTGCTGATTTGGTTGATACTAGTGATAATCATGCAGCACTTTACTTTGGTGCAAAATACACTGAAGGTACTGACAAGGTAAAGGAATCAGTAGAGACCTACATTATGGCTGTTGGATATTTCGGTATCCTTGGTGAAGGTCTGTATTCTGAACTCCGCGATCAACTTGAAAACGGCGAACCACAACTGTTTGCAATCCTCCGCGATGTTATCCATGATCTTGAAGAAGACATGAACATCGACCCTGATGAAGACTTTGGAATGGATGACGATGACACCTCAAAAACTGTGCATTAACCCAAATCGCATTGAGCTCGACGAAGCCTACATGCAAATGGCTGAAGTGTGGGCTAAGCGTTCAAAAGCAAATCGTCTTCAAGTTGGTGCTTTGATTGTTAAGGACCGCCAAATCATCAGTGATGGATATAATGGGATGCCCGCCGGTTCCAAGGATGATGTCTGTGAAGAGTGGGCAGAAGCTGATGGTCCCGGCATTGTTGCTGGAACTTACCTTAAGACTAAGACCATTGTACTTCACGCAGAGAGCAACGCGATTTTGAAAGCCGCAAAGAATGGTGGTCAAGGTTTAGATGGTGCTACAATTTACACCACTTATTCTCCATGCCCTGAATGTGCAAAGCTTATTAAGCAAGCTGGAATTACGCGCGTAGTTTATCGCCACAACTACCGTCTCCTTGATGGTATTGAAATGTTGAGAGAGTTAGAAGTCCCTGTTGAACAATTGAAAGGTAAATGATGCAAGTAAAAGGTACTGAAATTGCCAAGCGGCAAGTAGAGGTTGAAATTAGTCCTCGAGATGTCTTTACATCTCTACGCGGTGAAGTCTTTTCAAAGTTGAAACTTCCGACATATGATATCCCATACGTCAAGAATGGAAAGATTTATATTGATGAAGAAGAACACGGTCATCGTACTACTTGGGATACCAAACTTATTGCTGAAGTTCCATCGGAAGATCAGCTTACTGCTATTGAAACATTCCAAAATCTTATAGCGCTGATTCAAAAACTGGAGATTCGATAATGACTACATCCGCTGATATGCTTGGACAATCTGGTATCCTCCGTAATGCTCGCATTGAGCGCTATGAGTTCGACCCCACTAAAGCTGCACATTTGGATTCTTTGCGTAACTATTTGCTAACTGGTAATTGGGGTGATATAATGTTCTACACAGAAGCACCTTATTTAAACGTCCCAGAAACTGTTCTTCGTAAGACTGCAGACTGGGCGCTACGGATGGCAGGACGGTGAAAACAGAACTTAGCATTAGAACACTTTGGTTTGATGGGACTAGTCAGGTTGCACCTGATGATGTCCCAAGTTTGATTTTGTCAGGGTGTTCGTTAGATCAAATCGTTGTCAATGAGATGAATGACGATGTAGATCAGTTCAATCTTATTGAAGATGCGATGATCAGTATGGAGAAGAATGAAAATAAGCCATTTAACTTCGAATACAACATCCCTAAAGTTTATCAGGACTTAAATGTTCCGTTAATCCT